GTTCTCCGGCAGGGAGAACTTGGTGGAACCCACGCCGTTCAGGGTGGTTTCTCCGTCCGTACAAACCACCGCCGCGCCGGCGCAGGTCGTCACGTTGATACTGGCAGACTGGACGCCCAGGGCCTCCTTTAGCTTTTTCAGCGTGACCTTACGGTTTTGCCCGTCGGCACCGGAGAAAAACGGAACCGTGTCCGTCAGGGCCATGGCGTTGCTTTCCGTCAGCACTTGGGTGGGCTGCTGGTAGTCCACGCCCGGCGTGGCCTTGGTCACGGTGGGGTTTCCCTTTGCGTCCTGGTCGCCTTTCAAAATGCCCTTGGCGTTGATCGTGTCCTGTTTCTTTTCCAGTTCTTTGTTGATCTTCTCAAACAGGGCATTATGGGCGTTCGCGTCCTTGTCGTGCGCCTCCAGGTCCGCCTCCGACACCAGCACCTGCGAACTGGACAGGGTGCAGGACACCGTGGAGGCGTCGCCCACGATAATGGGCACGGTAATGTTTTTTTCCACCGTTTCCACCGACGCCACGGGGATAAAGTCCGCCGTGTCATAGGCGTTTTGGTAGCAGTAAAGAATGTCGTGGCTGCGGTCATTGGGGTAATCAGGATCCGCCGCAAACACGCCGATCTCGCGCCAGTAAAAACCCTCCTCCAGTTCTGCGTTGGAGAAATGGCCGGACACGTCGGCGTACTGCTCCGCGTTGTTTTTCACCGCGGCGTCAATGGTCACCACGGCGCTGACAAGGGCCGTCATAGCGGAGATCGGGCCGCTGATTGTGCCGTTGCCCAGTTGAATGGTTGTGAATTTGATCCCCTCACCGGCCATATTCCTGTAATACAGGTTTTTGCCGGCGTCTGTCAGTTTCGGGGCCTGAAACATGGCTGATAACCTCCTGTTACATAGTCGCCCTTTGCAGGGTGATAAAATCGCCCGTGTGGATCCAATGGCCCACGAATACCTCCGCCGGAGGTGTGGACAGATCCAACACGATTTCGTCCAGCCAGGCGGAAAGGCGCTTGACGGTGCCCAGCACCCGCTTGAACTCCTCCACGTCGTCCGACGTAATGGCCGGGTTCGTGGTGTATGCCTTGAAGTGATAGGGTTTCCCGCCGTATTCCCACCACTCGCTGATATGACCGGCCTGGAAAATGGTTTCAATGATCCGGTTCACCGCCGCCGGCGTCCCCATCTGCGTATAAAACAGGAGG